ATATTGATATTGAGTTTAAAAGGCGTGAAGAAGGTTTTTGGTATATAAACAAAGATAAACCTATATTTATAACTGGTACTCATTACATGTATTTACAATGGTCAAAAATTGATGTTGGCCAACCAGACTTTAGAGAATCAAACAGATTATTTTTTATATTTTGGGAAGCCTGCAGAGCAGATAACAGAAGTTACGGCATGTGTTATCTAAAAAACAGACGATCTGGATTTTCATTTATGGCGTCTGGCGAAACTGTTAACATGGCTACAATATCAACCGATGCGCGTTTTGGTATATTATCAAAGTCAGGTGCTGATGCTAAAAAAATGTTTACAGATAAGGTAGTACCAATATCGGTTAATTATCCTTTCTTTTTCAAACCAATACAAGATGGTATGGATCGACCGAAAACAGAGCTAGCGTATCGCGTGCCAGCTTCTAAGTTTACAAGAAGGTCTATAGTTTCTACAGATAAACAAGAAGATATAACAGGACTTGATACAACTATTGATTGGAAAAATACAGGTGACAATGCTTATGATGGTGAAAAACTAAGATTATTAGTACATGATGAAAGTGGTAAATGGGAAAGACCTAATGATATACAAAATAATTGGCGTGTTACTAAAACAACATTAAGACTAGGTTCTAGAATTATTGGTAAGTGTATGATGGGATCAACATCAAACGCTTTAGATAAAGGTGGTAGAAACTTTAAAAAATTATACGATGACTCAGACGTTACAAAAAGAAATGCCAATGGACAAACTCGTTCAGGATTATATTCTTTGTTCATTCCTATGGAGTGGAATTACGAGGGATACATTGATTCTTATGGCTATCCTGTCTTCGAAACACCATCAAAAAAAGTGTATGGACCTCATGGAACGCCAATCAAAATCGGGGTTATTGAATACTGGAATAATGAAGTAGAAGGTCTTAAAGATGATCAAGACGGTTTAAACGAATTCTATAGACAATTTCCTCGCACAACTAAACACGCTTTTAGAGATGAATCAAAACAATCTTTATTTAATCTAACTAAAATTTATCAGCAAATAGATTTTAACGAAGACGTACAAAACTTTAAGCAAGTAACTAAAGGTAGTTTTCAATGGGAAAACGGACAAAAGGATAGTAAAGTAATTTTTATGCCAAACAAAAATGGTAGATTTTTAATTACTTGGGTACCACCAATACATTTACAAAACAAAAGATTTACAAGACACGGAATTAATTATCCTGGCAATGAGCACTGTGGTGCTTTTGGATGTGATCCATATGATATATCAGGTACGGTAGACAAAAGAGGTTCTAACGGTTCTTTACATGGCTTAACTAAGTTTAGCATGGAAGAAGTACCGCCAAATCATTTTTTCTTAGAATATATCGCTCGTCCACAAACAGCTGAAATATTTTTTGAAGATGTACTTATGGCTTGCGTATTTTATGGTATGCCAATACTAGCAGAAAACAATAAACCTAGATTATTATATTATTTCAAACGTAGAGGTTATAGAGGTTTTGCAATGAACAGGCCAGATAAAAAAAGAAATAAATTATCTATAACAGAAAGAGAAATAGGTGGTATACCTAATTCTAGCGAAGACATAAAACAAGCTCACGCGTCTGCAATAGAAACATACATAGAAAACTTTGTTGGTAAAAGAGAAACAGGTTATGGTGATACTTACTTTCAAAGAACATTAGAAGACTGGGCTCAATTTAATATAAACAACAGAACATCGCATGATGCTTCTATTAGTTCAGGACTAGCTTTAATGGCTTGCAATAAACATAGATACTCACCAGTTAATAAAATTGAATTAAAAGCAATAGATTTAGGTATTAAAAAATACAATAATCAAGGAACTACATCAAAAATTATAAGTTAAATGAATATATATACTAACACAAACAGTGCTTTCCCTAGTCAAGTAGTAAGTGATGCTGAAAAAGCAAGTTTGGAATACGGAAGTCAAGTTGCTATGGCGATAGAATATGAGTGGTTTGGTCAAGGCAGAACTTCTGGTAACAGATATTTAACTAATTGGAATCAATTTCACCAATTAAGACTGTACGCTCGTGGTGAACAAAGTATACAAAAATACAAAGATGAGTTATCTATTAATGGTGATTTGTCTTATCTTAATTTAGACTGGAAGCCAGTTCCTATATTATCTAAGTTTGTTGATATTGTTGTTAACGGTATATCAAACAAAAGCTATGACATAAAAGCTTACGCTCAAGATCCTGAGTCTATAAAGAAAAGAACAGAATACGCTTCAAGATTACAAGAAGATATGGTTGCTAAAGAATATTTAGATTCTTTAAACTCAACATTAGGTATTGATTTATATCAAAGCCCAAACAAAGATGTAATACCAGAAACAGCAGAAGAACTAGAGCTGCATATGCAACTTAGTTATAAGCAGTCAATTGAAATAGCAGAAGAAGAAGCTATATCTACTGTGTTAGCACAAAACAAATATGATTTAGTTAAACGTAGAATAAACATGGACTTAACGGTTTGTGGTATTGGTGCTGCTAAAACTAATTTTAATACAGCTGAAGGAATTACAGTTGATTACGTTGATCCAGCTTATATGGTTTATTCATATTCTGAAGATCCTAATTTTGAAGACATATATTATGTTGGTGAATTAAAAGCTATAACAATACCTGAGCTTAAAAAAGAGTTTCCAGATATTAGCGAAGAAGAATTAAAAAGAATACAAGCAATGCCAGGTAACAGATCTTACGTTACTGGTTGGGGTGATTATGATGAGAACACTGTTCAAGTTCTATATTTTGATTATAAAACATACCATAATCAAGTATTTAAAATTAAACAAACAGAACAAGGGTTAATGAAAGCTTTAGAAAAGCCAGATACATTTAATCCACCAGAAAATGATAACTTTGAAAGAGTGTCAAGATCTATAGAGGTTTTATATAGCGGTGCTAAAGTTTTAGGTACTGATACTATATTAAAATGGGAACTTGCAGAGAACATGTCAAGACCTACTGCAGATACTACAAAAGTTAAAATGAACTATGCTATATGTGCACCTAGAATATATAAAGGTAGAATAGAATCATTAGTGAGTAAATGTATAGGTTTTGCTGATATGATTCAATTAACACATTTAAAGCTACAACAAGTTATGTCTAGAATAGTACCTGATGGTGTTTATTTAGACATGGATGGTTTAGCTGAGGTTGATTTAGGTAATGGTACAAATTATAATCCAGCAGAAGCACTTAACATGTATTTCCAAACAGGTAGTATTGTTGGTAGATCACTAACGCAAGATGGTGACATGAACGCTGGTAAAGTTCCAATACAAGAACTTAGTAGCTCTAGTGGTCAACAAAAAATACAAAGTCTTATTAATACGTATCAATATTACTTACAAATGATACGTGATGTAACCGGACTTAATGAAGCTCGTGATGGTAGCACACCAGACAAACAAACATTAGTAGGATTACAAAAGATAGCTGCTAACGCGTCTAATGTTGCTACAAGACATATTAAGCAGTCTAGTTTATATATAAGTCTTATAATAGCAGAAAACATAGCTTTAAAAATAGCTGATGCATTAGAGTTTCCACTAACCGCTGCTTCATTACAAAACTCTATATCTAATTACAATGTAAACACTTTAATTGAAGTATCTAATTTAAACTTACATGACTTTGGTATATTTTTAGAATTAGAACCAGATGAAGAAGAGCAACAACAATTAGAGCAAAACATACAAGTTGCTTTGCAAAAAGGTGGTATTGATTTAGAAGATGCTATAGATTTAAGACAAATTAAAAATCTTAAATTAGCTAATCAAATGCTTAAGATTAAACGTAAAGCTAAAGCTAAACAAGATCAAGAAGCGCAACAAGCTAACATTAAAGCTCAGGCAGACGCGCAGGCTCAAGCTGCAGAAAAAACAGCAATGGCTGAAGTACAAAAGCAAGAAGCTATATCTGGAGCTACAGTAAAATTAGAGCAAGCTAAAAATCAAATGGAAATACAACGCATGAACACTGCTCATCAACTTGATCAGCAGAAAATGCAAATGCAACATAAGTTTGATTTAGAATTAAAAAAGTTAGAAGCTCAGGCTCAAAAACAAAAAGAACAAGAAATTGAAGATCGTAAAGATAAGCGTATTAAAATGGAAGGCACGCAACAAAGTGAATTAATAGCACAAAGACAAAACGATGATCCACCTATAAACTTTGAAGAAAAAGATAGTATGGACATGCAAGCTTTTGCTTAATTATTTAATTATTTAATTATATTATATTATGTCAGAAACAAAAACAAATGAACCTGTTAAACAGGAAGGTGACTTTAAAATAAAGTCTAAAAAGAAAACACCAAAAAAATTAACAAAACAAAGTGACGAACCAATTAAAGTTAACATAAAAGAACCTTTAATTGAAACAGCACCTGAAGTAACTAAAGTAACAATACCTAAAGAAGATGCCATTCAAATCGGAGAAGCAAAGGAAGTACCTGTGGAAGAAACATCCGGAGATAGCGCAGAGGTGGGAGAACCTATACAAGAGTCCAACGAGACTACTGAAGGGTTTTCTCCGATCAAAGAAGTAACTGAAGCTGAAGTTAAAGAAGTTGAAAAAGAAGTAACAAAAGCTATACAAGACGAAAGAATATTAGGCAAAAAGTTACCTGAAAATATAGAAAAATTAGTTTCATTTATGGAAGAAACTGGTGGAACTATAGAAGATTATACAAGATTAAATGCTGATTATAGTAGCGTTGATGAAAATACTTTATTAAAAGAATACTATAAAAAAGCTAAACCTCATTTAAACGAGGAAGAAATAGGATTTATCATGGAAGATAATTTTTCATTTGATGAAGACTTGGACGAGGAGCGTGACGTCCGTAAAAAGAAACTCGCTAAAAAAGAAGAGATTGCAAAAGCAAAAAACTTTTTAGAGGAAACGAAAAAGAAATATTACGACGAAATCAAGTTGAGACCCGGCGTAACTCAGGACCAACAAAAAGCTATGGACTTTTTCAATCGCTATAATAAGCAGCAAGAAACAGCTGAGCAACAACATGCTAAATTTAAAGAAAGTACTAAAGAACTTTTTAACAACGATTTCGAAGGTTTCGATATTAAAGTTGGTGAAACAAATTATAAGTACAATATTCAAAATAAAGATAAAGTTGCTGAAAACCAATCAAACATTAATAACCTAGTCGGGAAGTTCTTAGACACAGAAGGTAATGTTACTGATACTAAAGGTTATCACAAAGCTATGTACGCTGCCGACAATGTAGACAGGATCGCAGCTCATTTTTATGAGCAAGGAAAAGCTGATGCTATTAAAGACGTTGTTACTAAGTCTAAAAACCCTGTAGATTCTCAAGCTAGAAAATCTCAAGGTGAAGTATTTATTAACGGTATGAAAGTGAAAGCAATTAGTGGCGCTGACTCTACAAAACTAAAAATAAAAACAAGAAAATTTAACTAAAAAAAACTAACAAAAATGGCTTTAAATCCACAATTTGGAGGGTTAATCCCTTCAGGAACACAGGAGATATTGAACAGCAATTATTTACAGTTTAACGCTAACACAGCTGGAAACACAAATACTTTTGCTCAACAATATTTACCTGAAATTTACGAACAAGAAGTAGAACGTTATGGAAACAGAACGTTATCTGGCTTCTTAAGAATGGTTGGCGCTGAAATGCCAATGTCAAGTGATCAAGTAATTTGGTCTGAACAAAATAGATTACATATATCTTATTCTGGAGTTCAAGTAGCTAATGCTGCTGGTACTTCAAGTACTATTACTGTGCAAGCGCCTGCAGTAAACACTGTTTCAATTAATGACACTATCGTTGTATTGAACCCTGTTACAGGAGCTGAATCAAAAGGTATTGTTACTAACTCAGGCGCTTATGCTGCAGCTGTAGCTGGTGGTATTAACGCTGGAGATATCGTTTTCCAACCGTTTGACAATGTTCAACTTGCAGTTGCTGCTGCAGGTGTTGGAGTTAAGATATTTGTATATGGTTCTGATTACCAAAAAGGTCAAAGTATGGCTGGCGCTTTTGCTGCTGGCGGTGCTAATCAAGCTAGAATATCTGTAGATCCAGTATTAACTCAATTTTCTAACTCACCAATTATCCTAAGAAGCCAATACGTAGTTAATGGTTCTGATATGGCACAAATCGGTTGGGTTGAAGTTGCAACTGAAGACGGAACTTCTGGGTACTTATGGTACTTAAAAGCTGAGTCTGAAACTAGACTACGTTTCGAAGATTACTTAGAAATGAGTATGGTTGAAGCAGAATTTAACCAAGTAGGTAACCAAGCTGCACAAAACGTTAGCCCAGGTTCAGAAGGTTTATTCGCTGCTATTCAGTCAAGAGGTAATGTAGAAACAGGATTTACTGCCGCTGCAGGTCTTGATGAATTTGATGCAATACTTAAAAACTTAGATACTCAAGGAGCAATTGAAGAAAACATGCTTTTCTTACAAAGACAAACTTCTCTTGATTTTGATGATATGCTAGCAAGCATCTCTGGCGGATTCGCTGGTGGAACTGCTTTTGGTTTATTTGAAAACTCAGAAGAAATGGCTTTAAACCTTGGATTCTCAGGATTCAGAAGAGGTTCTTATGACTTTTACAAAACTGATTGGAAATACTTAAACGACGCTTCTACAAGAGGTGGTATTGTAGGTATCAATTCAATTGAAGGTGTATTAGTACCAGCTGGAACTTCTACAGTTTACGATCAAATTTTAGGAACTAACATCAGAAGACCTTTCTTACACGTAAGATATAGAGCGTCTCAAGCTGATGATAGAAGAATGAAATCATGGTTAACTGGTTCTGCAGGTGGAGCAATGACTTCTACTCTTGATGCTATGGAAGTAAACTTCCTATCTGAAAGATGTTTAGTAACTCAAGCTGCTAACAACTTTGTATTATTCAGAGGAATCTAATTGATTCAACAAATGTAATTCTTACCCTCGTTGCATTAACGGGGGTAATTATTACTTTTATAAACTATTTAATTATATTATATTATGGCTAAAAAAGCTAAAGCAGAAACTGTTGAGGTTGCACCTCAAGATGTAGTAGTAAAAACTACACCAACAAAACCAGCTAAACAAAGTTGGGAAATAAAAGATAGAATATACTTTCTTAAAGGTAACAAAACACCTTTAACATATACTATACCAGGTAAGCACACTAAAAAACATGCGTTGCTTTATTTTGATGAAAAAACTGGAAAACAAAGAGAGATAAAATATGCTACAAATCAAGACTCACCTTTAGTTGATGAACAAATAGGTGAATGCACTATGGGTCATATACGTTTTGACAATGGTACTTTGAAAGTAGATAAATCTAAACAAAACTTACAAAAATTATTATCTTTATATCACCCGTTAAAAGGTAAAGCATATGAAGAATATAGCGCTGTAGAAGAAGCTGTAGACGAATTAGATGTTTTAAATAACCAAGTACAAGCAATGAACTCAGCTATGACAATGGAAATTGATTTTGCTGAAGCAATATTAAGAGTTGAATTAGGTTCTAAAGTAAACGATATGTCATCCAAAGAAATAAAAAGAGATGTGATATTATTTGCTAGAAATAACCCTGAGTTATTTATATCACTAGCTAATGATGAAAACGTACAACTTAGAAACTTTGCTATAAGAGCAGTTGAAATGGGTATAATAAAAATATCTGGAGATCAAAGAACTTTCACATGGGGAACAAATGATAGAAAACTAATGAATGTTCCATTTGATGAAAATCCTTACTCAGCATTTGCCGCATGGTTAAAAACTGACGAAGGTGTAGAGGTTTATAGATCTATAGATAAAAAACTATAAAAACAAGTGATACTAATATAGGGCTCGTTTACTCGGGCCCAATATTATAATAAAAAAAAACAATGGTAAATATAAATACAGTATATACAACAGTCTTGTACATATTAAACAAAGAGCAAAGAGGTTATGTAACTCCAGCGGAGTTTAATAGCTTAGCTACTTTAGTTCAAGACGAAATATTTGAATCATATTTTCCAGACGGAAACCAAGTAAACCGTCAAAATCAAAATAACACTCAAAACGATACAGAGTTCTTTAACATGTTTAAAGACATTTCATATAAACTATATCCTTTTGAAAGAACTGCCCCGTTTACTTATAACGCAGGCGCTGGTATCCTAGGTTGGGAATACACAGGTGCTGGAACTATATTTAAATTAGGCGAAATAATATCTACATACAACACAACAAATCCTCAGTATGATTCTATTACTGAGTTAGCTAGTCAAAGTGACTTTTCTAAAATCACAAGATCTACATTGACAGCTCCAACTATGCAATATCCTTTATGCACAACAGGCACAGGGCCAAATAACTCTGTACTTATAAAAGTTAGTCCTCAGCCAAACGCTTTAAGCGTAAACGCTTTGTTTACACCAGTAGCGCCAGAGTGGAAATTTACTGTTGGTTCATTAGGTCAATACATCTATGCTAACACATCAGTAAACTTTGAATTAGATGTATCAGAGCAAACAAATTTAATAATAGGTATATTAAAATACTGTGGATTAATAATAAACGATCCAACAATAATACAATCAGCTGCTGCAGAAGCACAAGAGGTAGAACAAAATATAAAATCTTAATAAGACATGGCAATAACTGAAACAAATCAACAGTATTATCAAGGATCTCAAGGTTTCAGAGGCAATGGAACTACAGGACCTTTTGTCACTACGTTTGATACAGACTTGGTATTTGGCAATTGGAATCCAATAATCGCTGAATACACTTTAAATAATTTTAAAATATACACTAGCACAACAGGAACTCCTGGTACATGGTCTGAATATGTTTTACAATACAGCGTAGTTAACAACACTATAACTTTTAATGCAGCTCCTGCAAATAATTTATTTATAATTGTACAATTAAAAGTATTAGATGGTGGTCAATACGCTAGCACTATACAAGAAGAAGCTATTGGAGATGCTGTAGAAGAAAACTATGGAGGTTATCAATATGTTAAACTTAATGATATAATTAATAACTATATGGTAGGTTACGTAGGTGACGGTAAAATAATTCAAACAGCTAAAAAATCTGATGTATTATTTTTTGCAAAAAGATCTTTACAAGAATTTAGTTACGATACTTTAAAAAGTATTAAATCACAAGAGCTTACAATACCTGAAAGCTTATCTTTAGTAATGCCGCAAGACTATGTAAACTACGTAAGCTTGTGTTATATTGATTCAATGGGTGTTAAAAGACCTTTGTATCCAAATAACAATTTAACAACAAATCCTTATACTAAATTATTACAAGATGATACAGGTTTACCAACACAAGATAGTTTTGGTGAAAACCTAGAAGGAACTTCTATAACAGTTGAAAGATGGCAAGAAGCTAACCAAGCTTTAATAAACTCTTCATGGTATCAAAACTGGGTTGATAATGGTTACATGTTTGAAGACTATGGAGTTGGAAGTGGTCCTTGGAATTGGGGCGCTTTATATGGTATTAATCCACAATACGCTAATAACAACGGTTGGTTTGGTATAAATGAAAGAGAAGGTAAGTTTACTTTTTCTAGTAACTTAGTTAATAAGTTGATAGTTGTAGAATACATATCTGATGGCCTAGCTTATGACTTAGATACTAGAGTACCTAAAATGGCAGAGGAAGCAATGTACTTAAGTATATCATATAATTTGCTAGCTAACAGAGCTAACATAGCGGACAATATAGTACAAAGATTTAAGAAAGATAGAAGAGCAGCGCTTAGAAACGCTAAGATAAGATTATCAAATATTAAATTAGAAGAGTTTACCCAAGTAATGAGAGGTAAATCTAAATGGTTAAAACACTAAAATTTAATGGCAAAAGCAACTAATAGTTTTGTTACTGGTAAAATGAATAAAGATCGTGACGATCGACTTTTACAAGCTAACGAATATAGAAACGCAATGAACGCTCAAGTGAGCAGATCTGAAGGCGCTAATGTTGGTGCGCTAGAAAATGTTTTAGGTAATGTTAATATCAGTAACTTTAGAACTTTAATAGATCCAACTAACTCAACTAACATAGTCTCTATAGGTTATTGCACAGATGAAATAAATAATAGAGTTTTTATATTTTTTACTACTAATACTTCTTCTTCTTTAAGTTATTCAAATGCAGAAAAAAACTATATAATATCTTATAATACTTTAACAAATACACCTACTGTTTTAGTTGCAGGAAAATTTCTTAATTTTTCTACAAAATTTCCTATAACTGGAGTTAATATACTAGAAGATTTATTATATTTTACGGACAATAGAAATCAACCTAGGGTTATAAATGTTACTTTAGCTAATCAAGACAGTAATGTTATAAACCCTACGTATTATGAAATAGAAGAACAAATATCTGTAGCAAAATATAACCCTTACCAATCAATACAACTTTACAAAGAATCGTCTATAACAGATGAATATGAAACTACAATGTACGACGTTGTTAGTTTGTATTATCCTAATGGTGGTTATGGAGATTTAAACGCAGATGTTCTTGTTAACGCCACTACTCTTTTAATAAAAAAAGAAGGATTTGAAGGTGATATATGTATTGGAGTTACTGTTGGTGTGAGAAATAAATCTACAGGAATCATTACAGATACTAATACAACTATAAATAGCAGCGTTTCAGGCGGTACGTACTGGACTGTAGCTGTTGTTGGTGGAAGTTTACCCGCAATATCAGCGTCTACTGAAGAAATTGTATTTAGCTTTAACCAATATTATAATCCAGATTACAATGGTGATAAAGATTATTTAAGAGATAGATTTGTAAGATTTGCTTATAGATATAGATTTATAGACGGTGAATATTCTATAATGTCGCCTTTTACACAAGAGTGTTTTATACCTAAGCAAGATGGTTATTTTATGTATAAACTAAATCCAACTGCATCAGGCGTTACTATTACAGGTTCTCCACCTTTAGACATACAAGACGAAGAAGACACTTATAGAAGTACAGTTGTAGAATTTATGGAAAACAAGGTAAATAAGATAATTCTTAGAATACCTATGCCGTATACTTCTGCTTTAATGGAAACTACTTTAAAAGTAACAGAAATAGATATATTATTTAAAGAGTCTGATTCTAATACTATAAATGTAATTGAAAATGTTTCTATTGCTAGGGTGCAAGCTAAAACCCCTACTGGAAACATGTACGAATATGAATACCAGTCTACAAAACCCTACAAAGTATTACCATCAAGCGAGACCACAAGAACATATGATAAAGTTCCAGTAAGAGCTTTGTCTCAAGAAGTAATAAGTAATAGAATTGTTTATGGAAACTTTATAAACAAACACACTCCTCCAGCTACTATTGATTATAATGTAGCTGTAAGTGCAAAATCTTCTTTTGATTTAGGCACTGCAACAGCTGATGTAAACGGAACTTTTGCAATAGGAACCACTGTAATAAATATAAACACGCCAGTTGGTGTCTTGCAAAATGGTTATATAATAACATCTAATGTTAACGGAGCAATTAGAACTAATACACAAGTTCAATCGTTTACTAGCAGTCAAATAACATTAAGTAACGCTAGTGGTTTAGGCGCTCAGTTAACCACAGGAGATATTCTTACGTTTACAGCTCCAAGTGAAGTTAGATATAGTACTAGTGAAATAGAGTATCCTAGCTCATCACTTAAACAAAATAGAAATTATCAAGTTGGCGTTGTGTTATCTGATAAATTTGGAAGATCATCTACGGTTATTTTATCTGATAGCGATAGCTCTGTAACTTTTAACGACAATCAATACGTTGGTTCTACAGTTTTTTCAGATTATTTAGTGGCTGGAATTAATGCTACTACTTTTCCAGGTAATTCATTAAAAGTTTTGTTTAATAATCCAATACCAGGAGGTTCTACAGGTATATATAATGGTGATAAAACAAGTGTTGATTACAATCCTTTAGGTTGGTATTCGTATAAAATTGTTGTAAAACAAACAGAGCAAGAATATTACAATGTTTATCTACCAGGTATAATGGCAGCATATCCTAATGATCCTTTAAAAGAATTAGGAAAAACTTCTCATACAGTATTAATAGGAGATAATATAAACAAAGTACCTAGAGATTTAACAGAAGTTGGTCCAGAGCAGAAACAATTTAGAAGTAGCATTAACTTACACGGTAGAGTTGAAAATTTAGCTAGTACAGTAGCTAATTTAAATAATATACAGTATTATCCAGGCATTACTTCCCCTATAGTAAGTGTTATTGGTACTGATAGAGATTTATTTGATGGCATACCTACAGCAAACTATGTTGGTAGCGCAGAGTTTTACAACGTCGTTTCTAATCCTTTAATTGCTAGAATAAATACACCATCTAAAAAAATAGGAATACCAGCAGTTATAACAACAGCAACTATAGACTCTGGCTCTGTCGTAGGAGCTACTAATGAAATATCAATAAGCAATTTAAACCCTAGCTCGGCTTCTGCTTCTGGTACTATAAACGTTGGCACTGTTATATCTGGGCCTGGTCTTGCGGAAGGAACAACAATAACTAGGTTTGTAACCGGAGCGACTACCACAGCTACTATAGAGTTAAGTAACAGTCCATTGGATGTTGCAGCAGATGGAACTACTATATATACTTTTTCGCCAACTCAAGACGTTTATTTAACCATGCCTCAATTAGCTGTTATGGAAACTGACGGTGTTAGTTCTAATTTAGATATATTCTGGGAAACTACATCTGAAGGTTTAGTTACAGAACTTAATCAAGCAATACTAGGTGGAACAGCAGATGCTGTTTCTATATTTGGATTTGATACAGATAATTTTACAGAAGCTTTAGGTGTAGGCGCTGGTGCTAATTTAATGTCTACTAATTTTGTTATAAAAAACCAGTTTGGTAATACTATTACGTATACTTCGCAAACTCCTGATCAAGTTATTTTAACTAGTGTTGAAGACTATAACGGAGACGATGTTCTTAGTTCATTTACTCTTATAACAGATACAGTTAATAGCTCTTATAATATACAACTTAATGATTATTTGTATTTTAGTAATCAAAACGCTACAAAACAAACATATTCGTTTACTTTTGAAATAAATTATTCTTCAGGAGCAGGTGAACCTATAATACAATCGTTAATAACGCAACAACCTGTATCTTTGCAAAACGTAGTACCTAATATAACAACAACAGTAAATGATATAACTTATATACCAGGAACTTCAGGCGGAGGAAATGGTACTATAACTAGTATTGATAGCGTAAATGGGGCTTTTGGTAGTGTAGCTATACCACCAGCAAACGTAGCTTGGAGAGATTTGTTTTGGACTGTTACTAATGTAAAAAACACTGATGCTCAAGCTGCTAATTTTGGTGTTCAATATGCTGGCACTACGGTATTAGTTGATCAATCAAAGGTAAATAAGTTTTGGAACGCTAGATTATTTTTTAGTGGTGGATCTGTTCCAGTTGGCATGATAGATGGAACTTACACTTGTACAGCTGTAGTTACAGACGCTGGCGGTCTTTCAGATACTGTTACTTTTAATTTAATAATAGACAGAATACCTTGCTACACTTATAAATATACGTATACAAATAGTGGTAGCACAATATCACTTGATTATAACAATTGTAATACGAATCAATCTAATAACATTACATTTACAGACACGGATCCAGGAACTTTATCAGGAGCTCTTTACGTTTGTGCAAGAACAGGTACAGCAACAGACGGCACTAATGGCATAGCTACTATATTTACGCAACTAGCATTAAATAGCTCAGACCCAGGAAACGTATGTCCTACTAGTTAAAATGAAAAAAAATAAGTAATAATAATATATATGGCAGCGATAATAGAAGTAAAATACTTCAATACATTTCTTCTTAAGAAAGTAAACAAGTCTGTTACCAATTTTGGCAATGTACCTGTATGGAATGGTTCTATGGGTATACCTCAAGCAAAAGGTGGTTTTCAAAGACCTGGAACAGCTGTAGAAAATGATTGGGTAATTGAAGAATCAAGAATAAACGGTGGTTATAATAATACTACAGTATCTTTTGGAGCTAAAGCTTATTTAGTAGAAGAAGAACCTAATGGAACTAGACGTGGTAACTCATTAATATACTCAGGTATATTTAATTCTAGAACTGGTATTAATAATACAAATGTATTTTCAGTAGCAGATGACATAGTAAAATCTGTAGATCCAGCAAATGGTTCAATACAAAAATTATACGCAGAGGACACTAATTTAAATATATTTCAAGAGCTAAAAGTAAGTAGAGCGTTAATAGATAAAGATGCTATATATTCTGCTGAAGGTGGAGGTACTGTAACAAGCGCTAATTTAGTTATTGGAGCTATACAACCTTATTTAGGTAAATATGGAATAAGTACAGATCCTACTAGTTTTGCAATATATGGTCAAAATAAATATTTTTCTGATAAAAATAACAACGTTATATTAAGATTATCTCAATCAGGTTTAGATGAAATATCTTCTGCTAATATGATTGATTATTTTAGAGATACTTTAGGTAGTTTAGAAGTTGCTGGTGTTGAAGGTAATATAATAGGTGGTTATGATATTTACAATAAACAATACGTTGTATCTACTCAAAAACCTAACAATGGTCTTAGTGAAACGTTAGCTTACGATGAACTTGTAAAAGGTTGGACTAGTTTTTTTAGTTACACGCCAGATCAAATATTTAGTTTAGGAAACAGTTTTTATAGTTTGAAAGATGGATCTCTTTATCAACATTATTCACAAACTGGAACAAGAAACGTTTTTTATGGTCAAGCTGCTACACCTACTTCTATAACATTTGTATTTAACCCTGCTGTAGCTAGTTCAAAAAACTTTAAAACAGTTTCTTATGAGGGCACAAGTGGTTGGCAGATTGATAGTTTTATATCAGATGAAACAGGTAGAAACTTAAACACGTCAAATAGTAACTGGATTAACACAAATGATACATCGGCTTTAATATATAGTTATGTTGAAGGTACTTATGATTCAACATCACCAACACCATTAACAGGTTTAGCTGCTATTATTAGACCTTTTTATCAAGCGGGTTTTAATAGAAAAGAAAATTTATATGTAGCTAATCTGCAAAACAATAGTACGGCAAGTCAAAGTGAAGTTTTATTTGGTGGGGCTATGTCTGGTATTAAAGGATTTTACGCTACAGTAACAATATCAACAGATGCTGTTACAAACCCAGGAGGAGAAAAAGAATTATTTGCCGTAAGCACAGAATACGTAGCAAACAATGGATATTAAAAATTAATTAAAACAATATAAAATGGCAGTAATAACAGGCGCTATAATAGGAGGAGCAATGTCTTTAGCCGGTGGAATTTTTGGCGGTAGAGCAGCTAGAAGACAAGCTAGAGCAGCAAAATCAAGAATGAGAAAACTAAACTCTAAGCTTAATAGTTTAGAAGCTAATAGACAAGATATAATAAATCCTTACGCGGATGTTACAAGTACAGCTGATATGCTAAGTAATCCTTTTACTCAGTTAAGTGTTTCTACAGCTGCTATGGATATGCAGATAGAACAAACAGACCAAGCCTTAGCAAACACGTTAGATGCACTTAGACAAACAGGTAGCGGATCTGGTGGTGCAACTGCTTTAGCTCAAGCTGCTTTACAAAGTAAAAAAGATGTTGCTGCAGATATTGAAAGACAAGAAGTTCAGAACGATAAAGCTAGAATACAAGGTGAAGCTAATTTACAAAAAGATTTAATAGCTGAAGAACAAAGAATGCAAAGTGTAGATGTACAAGGTAAGCAATTTGTTTATAGCGAAACAGAACAAAGAGAACAACAACAATTAGATAGAGTTTCTAATCAAATAGCAGCTCAACAACAAAACTTAGCAACTGCTCAAGCTAATCAATCAGCAGCTACATCTGGTATGTTTAGCGCGCTTGGTGGTATTGCTACTAGCGCTTTTGGATCGTAAATTTTAAAACATGGAAAACAAAAATACAGTAAAAAATCTTTTCATAAGGCAAGCGCAAAATAGCGATGCGTTAGGTTATAATTTAGATTATCTGTCTGCACGTGTGGATAATAACTTTAATATATTAGGTAATGCATACGAAGGATCTGGTAGAGTATACGCTTATTTAAAAAACAAAATAAACAATAACAATTGTAATAGCGAAAACTGCAAAGATGAAATGCTTAAACTACAACAGTTAGAAGCAGCTCCTCAAGCTTCTTTAGATTTTTTATCTGATATTGCAGCTGAACTACAAAAAACAGAAGATACTAATTTTGATCCAAACAATAACTACATGTATTCTGTAGCTAATTCTGTGTTATTAGGTAAACCAGGTTTTTCTAAAACAGAAGGATATGATATTGTTTTAGATTTATTAGACAATGGATCTCAAGAAATAACTTTTTCAGGTCCGTTTTTTGATAGACCTTTAATAATAAACAGCGTAACACTAGGTTCTTTACTAGACTCTGACACATCTATAGTTGCAACTACACCTGATATAAATAAAGACATGTTAAGACTATTGGTTGAGACTGGTATATTTAACAAAGAAGATGTTTCTGATGAAGGAGATTTATTACCTACAGCAAAGATACAAGAGACGTTTATATTAAAAGGACCTGATCAGAAGCCTGATTATGAAATTATAGATATAGGTATGGGAAAAGGTAGAAACGTTCTTAGATTTGATCTAGACAAGATAGAAAAGAAAGCTACACCGTTTATAAACGCAGAGGTTGCAGGTTTATTAAGTTCTGAACAAGAGGCTGTTGCTGCTTGGAACGTTTATATAGCTAAAGGTTCTAGTGTAGAAGAAGATGATCAAATGGCTCAAAATGCAAACGCTGGAGGTTTAGCATGGTCTTACGAAGAAGACTTACCTTTAACGCAAGATAACAAAGAATTATTTTTAGAAAAATATAAAAAATATTTTATGAATAATTATTTAAAACAATTCATAACAAATAAATTTCCTACTGTTGAAGCAGATGCTGCTGTGTTTGATTTAGCAGAAGCAAAAAAAGCAAAGGCTGAAAAACTAAACCAAAGTCTAACAAGTTAAATTAAGTTAAATGACATTATTAGAATTTATAACAGACTTACAATCTCAAGGTTTTACTGACAAAGAGGTTTTTGACAAAGCTCAAGAGTTTAAAAAAAATAAAGCTACAGAAGAAGTAGTTGAAGAAACTGAAGTAGCTGAAGAAACCGTAGAAGAGGTAGAAGACGTAGAAAAGGTAGAAGAGGTAGAAGAGGTAGAAGAGGGAAACTCAAACGATTCACCGCCAGCGGATGCGGATGTGGATCAGACAGTTGTTGCATCCGAAGAAACAGAAACTACGGAATCAATATCGGAAGATGGTTCTTTGGAATCACAAGAGAAAAAAGAAGAAATAAATGTTCCAGCTGCTGTTGTTGAAGATTTTGATAGTATTTATGGAGAAAAAACTATGGCTATTTCTTTTGGAGATCTTAGAAGAACCGGTTTAGAATTACCTGATATAGTAAAAAGCACAGCAGGAAGTGGTAGAACAAGAATAAAAGTTTCTGATTTTTTAAATTCACCTGAACAAACTAAAAGAAGACAAGATTTTTTTAATTTACAAAAAAACTTAAAACCAGATTCAGAAAAAACAAAAGATATTGCTGTAGAGAATTATTTT